CTTCAGAATGCCAGAATTCAGGGATTAAGCTCAGCACCATCTGCCCCTGTAACTGGACAGATTTATTACAACAACGCAGAAAATGTAATGTACTACTACAATGGACTAGCTTCACCAAACGGTCCATGGGTGCCAATGAATGCATCCGAAGAAATTGTTCAAGATATTATTGGTTCTTCTGTTCTAGGTGGAACAGCAATAACAACAACCTATGATGATGTAGCTGGAACAACAACAGTAACGTTAGACGATACAGCAGTAACAGCTGGTTCATATGGGTCAACAACTGAAATTCCTACATTTACAGTAGACGCTCAAGGTCGTTTAACTGCCGCAAGCACAGTAAGCGTAGCAACACAATTAGATTTAGGTGCAGATAATGCACACGGCGGATACAAGCTAGATTTACTAACAGATTCAATTAAATTTGTTGGTGGAGAAGGCATTGATACTACCTACACAACAGATGAAACCCTGCACACAGTTACAATTTCTGGTGAAGATGCAACAACTACCAATAAAGGTATTGCATCATTTGCAACTGCAGACTTTACAGTAACATCAGGCGCAGTATCTATTAAGAATGTAGATCTCGGTACACAAACTACTGGGGACTATGTAGCAAATATTCAAGGAACAACTAACGAAGTAACAGTTAGCCCTACATCTGGAGAAGGAACCACAGTAACAATTGGTTTGCCAGATGATGTAACAATTACCAACAACTTAAATGTTGGCGGTAACTTAAACGTAACTGGAACAATTAACTCAGTAAATACCACTCAGGTAAATATTGTTGATAATAAGATTAATCTTAATACCGACTTTACTGGAACACCAACAGCAGATGCTGGAATCCGTGTAGAGCGTGGAGAAGGCACAGATGTAGAAATTCTGTGGAACGAGTCTGATGATCGATGGACATTAACAAATAACGGAACAAACTATCATGCAATAACAAGAAAGTACTCAGCATCCATTGGAAACGGATCTCTAACACAGGTACCAGTTACCCATAATCTAGGCGCTAGAGATGTAACTGTTCAAGTTTATGATAGCTCAACATTTGATACAGTAGAGTGTGATGTTGTTAGAACTTCAACTTCTGTTGTAACACTAGGATTCACAGTCGCACCCGCAGCTGGAGCATATACGGTAGTAATCGTAGGCTAAGGAGGACTTAAATGTCTGTAAAAAGATTAGTCCCCCTTCATGCCATAGCATTAGCAGAGAATCCAGAAAATTCACGCATCGGTGATATTTACTATAACACTGACGCAGAAGAGCTAAGATTTTTTGATGGCTCAGCATGGAATCCAGTCGGAAGCGGAACTATAACAGGACTACTTGATCATATTCATACTTATGATGGAGCAATTTTCTCTGTTGAAAATATAGAGGTTCCAGCAAGCGACATAATTGATGGCGGTACTCCTTAATGCCAAGAATAAAAATAAAAAGAGGAACTACATCTCAATGGAACTCTTCAACCGTTCCACTTTTAAACGGAGAACTTGGATTAGATACAACTCTTAATAAATTAAAAGCAGGAAACGGATCAAGTCTTTGGACAAACCTTCCTTTTCTTACATCTGATAGTAGTGGAGATACTGGTGATATAACTTTTGACGGAGTTCAAATTATTGGTGCTGGCACAGCATCTGGTGACGGCTCTGGTAGCGGAACAATAGATTTAGTTCCAGATTTAGATTTAATTACAAATCAATATAGTCAAGATCAATATTTAATAATTGATCCAACTTCTCCAAACCATATTCATATTCGTGCAGGAGGGGAACAAGATGCCTCTGCAGCAGATTTGTTTATTGGCGGAGAAAGAAATCATGTTCGTGTCTCAGATGGCGGGAAAACTGTAAGCTTTAGTACAAAACCACAATCAATTACTAATACATACACAAATATAAATTCAGAAGGTGCTAACTATTTTGTAGCAGTTAATACAGCGGAAATTTATGAGGGGGATACAGGATATTATTCTCAAGGCGGAGATATATTTACTGTTGATTCAATTGTACAGGACTCGCCAAGTGCTGGTCTAATAACTGTCACAGCAACTTCTTATGGAACACCAATGCCTTTTATTGGTGGCGGAGCATATGTATTTGTACATGATCAAGAGTGGAATAATTACTGGTATTTTGATACAAATGGTGTGTTAAATGGTCCAGCAATGGGTGCACTTGCCGTAAACGGACTTTATAATAATGCAGCCACAGAAAGTGATTTATGGTTAGCAAGCTCTGAAAAAATAGTTATTAATGGATCCAATGGAGAATTTTTAAATGATTCCTCTGTTGCATCAAATCAAATTGCAACCATGGGAGACCTAATTCCTGGAATTCAAGGTGAGCCAGGTGTACAAGGTGACCCAGGTGTACAAGGCGAACCAGGTGTGCAAGGCGAACCAGGTGTGCAAGGCGAACCAGGAATACAAGGCGAACCAGGAATACAAGGCGAACCAGGTGTGCAAGGCGAACCAGGTGTGCAAGGCGAACCAGGAATACAAGGCGAACCAGGAATACAAGGCGAACCAGGTACGAACGGAACTTCTATTATTTGGACATCTACTTGGGACAATGGAACAACTTATCCATTAAACTATGTTGTTTCTTATAATGGATCTTCATATATTAAAAAAACTTTAGAATCAGTTGGATCTTTTCCACTTCCAACCAATACAAACTTTTGGGACATACTTGCAGAAAAAGGTGCAGCAGGAGATCCTGGAGCAGAGGGTCCACAAGGTGACCCAGGTCCACAAGGTGACCCAGGTCCTGCTGGAGAGTATCCAAATTATTTAGGAGATTATAATAACGGAGTAGGCTATCCAATTGGCGGAATTGTAAGTATTAATGTTGGAAGCCCTTACGGAAATCCAGGACAACTATTTATAAAGATTGGTAATCCAGGTAACCCAGGATATCCGCCAGGGGATTCTTCTTGGCAAGAATACACACAGGGTCTTGTAGTTGCAGGAATTCCAGCATACTTACCATTAAAAGCATTTCAAGAAGCATCTAATTACGCAGTTAATTATGAATATTTTAGTCACGCTACATACGGAAATGCAATTGCAATTGCAAGAACTCCACAGGTAGACGCCTATATGAATTATGCAGTTACTGCAGGAGTTCCTCAAATTTGGAAGTTTGAATCAATGGGGACACATGCAAGCTTTGAATTGCTATTAGGAGTACCAACACCAAACACAGAAAATATTGCTCCAAATAAACAAATTTGGACTTTATCCTATGACGGGTATGATTATGGAGACATTGCATATTTACTTGCAAACGGAAATGAATACGCAGTATTTTTAAAGAAGACTGGTGGAACAGCAGGATCATCGGCAGCCGCTCTAGCAGCAGCAAATGAATATACAGATACTGCTATATCAGGTCTAAGTAACTCAATAGATGACATTTATGTTCCTGTCAGCCTAGTTGGAGTGGCAGATGGAGTTGCAACACTTGGTGCGGATGGCAAAATTCCAGATTCTGAAATACCAGCGGGAATTGCAAGAGATACCGAAATTCCAAGTTTAACAGGATATGCTACAGAGACATATGTGGGCACAGCAATATCAAACCTAATTAATGGAGCGGGTCCAGCTCTAAATACATTAAATGAATTAGCAGCAGCCATAAATAACGATGCTTCATTTGCTTCAACAGTAACAACCGCTTTAGGAAATAAACTAGATTCATCTACAGCGGCAACCACATATTTAGCAATATCAGAACCATCGGTAGACTACTATATTACAAACTCTGGATCAGGATCATATACTGTAAATGGAGTTGCTAATGGAACTATAAATTTTGTTAAGGGTAAAAAATATAGAATTATTGTAAACGCTGTAGGTCATCCATTTTGGATACAAACAGTGTCAGGGGCATATTCAGCAGGCAATGTTTATTCTACAGGCATAACAAATGGGGGAACTCAAAATGGAACAATTCTTGTAGAGCTATCGCAATCTGCTCCAGATAATTTATACTATGTATGTCAATATCATTCTTCAATGCAGGGTTCAATAAATTCAACATTTGAAGGAGCAGCACTAATAAGTGCAAAATCTTCATCTTACACAATTTTGCCCTCAGATGGGTTAAGCCTTATAGAAATGTCTGCAGGCGGAACATTAACAATATCAGATTCTTCTTCATTCCCAGTAGGATTTTCTGTAGATGTTTTGCAAACAGGTTCATCTCAAGTAACAGTAGCTGGAAATGGATTTACTCCAAACGCTACACCAGGATTAAAGCTGAGAGCACAATGGAGTTCTGCAACATTAATGAAAAGAGCCTTAAATTCTTGGGTGGTCTTTGGCGATTTGAGCGCTTAAGATGCGTAAAAGATCTAGCAAAAAAGCTGTAAGAAAAATAACAGTTCCTAATTTATCGGGGCTAACAAGATCTCAAGCACAAGCAGCATTATCTGCACTAGGACTTACTTATTCAGAATCTACAACAAATACTTCAGACTCACTACTAGGAAACACAATTTATTCACAAGATTTTACAGCGGGATCAACAGTTGTAAACGGAACCATTTTCCCTTTTGTTTACTATAATTATGTAGACCCAGGACCAGTAATTACTTACGGACCTTGTGAAGCATACGGAAGCGGAACCAATGCAGGAAGCGGCACACAATGCTCTGGAACCTATTATCAGTCTTATACAGATTATACATATAATACACGTAAAAAAATATATTCAAACGGATCGTGGGACGGAACTTCCTACACAACTTCAGGTTGCGGAACAATTACAGACAGAACAATAAATTCAAGTTCTCAAGTTAGTGGACAATGTGGATACACGGCCCCCCCATCTATCACATATGGCGCATGCGAGGCATATGGAAGTCCAGTCTCCAATCTAGGAAGCGGAAGCTATTGCAACGGAACTTACACGGTTTATTATACAAATTATAGGTATAACGCTCAAAAAAAAGTTTATGTAAACGGAGTATGGGATAACTCTACTTATACAACCTCGGGTTGCACCACAGTAGATGTACCAAGCATAACGTCAACCAGCCAGGTAGATGGTTCATGCGGGTATACAAATCCGTATAGTTATGGACCTTGTGAGGCATACGGAAGCGTTTTGTATCCCATTAGTAGCGGAAATCAATGTAGCGGAACATATTATCAAAATTATGTAGTAAATGCATATAATGGTCGTAGAAAATTTTTAATTAATGGATCATGGGATGGATCTTCTTATGACACTTACGGTTGCGGACAAATAACTCAAACAGACGTAACTAGTTCAAGTCAAGTTGATGGACAATGCGGATATACAACACCCGCTCCAGCGGCTCAATGGTATTGCACAGAGTCATATAACGGAGGCGGAGTTGGAAACTGTGGCTACACCATGCCTGGGTATAATAACTCAGCAAGCGGCAGCGGATATAGCAGACAATGCACATTTGGCTATGCTTACCCAGGATGTCAGTCCACTAATCCATACACACCTCCTCCAGCATGCTCATCATATAAATATCAATGCAAAAGCTATGACGTAACAAATTCTGCAAGTAATAATTATTATCAATGCTACAGCGTGGGTCAATGTGCGGCTAATAATAACTCTGATGGCTCTAGAGCTAGCTGTTGTGCAGACTAGGTATAATATGCTATTTACAAAATTTATTAGAAAAGGTATAATCAATATATGATTAATTTACAAGAAGAAGACTGGTTTATTCCAGGGGTTAAACAAACCAAGGTAAATCTAGGAGAGTCAGCAAAACAAATTGCTGTAATACTTGATGGTCAGATAGTTTTCTTTATTGGAGTAAAAGAAGAAATTGCAGAAAAACTCATTAACGGAACAAGCTTTTTAGAATGCGAAACGGTAAATGATCTGTTCTGTTTATCATTTATATCTGATGGCGCACTAGATCAAATTTTGTGTAATGAAATGACACAGGCAGCTCTTTTGTCTAGCCCTCAACTTGTCTATGTTGATAAGGCAGTTCAAAGACATGCCGAGTTAGCAGAGGTAGGTTGGTTATATGTAGATGATCAGTTTATAGTTCCAGGGGTTTATGAATGACAGAAAAGAGTAAGTGGCAGCAGTATAAAGAAAAACTGGGAGATACCAGACCTTGGGATTTGCTAAATCCTAATACTGAATATGCTGAAGAATCAGAGGCGGAAAGAAGATATGATATCTGTAAAGGATGTCCAGAGCTTATAGACTTAACAAAGCAATGCAAGCAATGTGGATGTATGATGGCCTTAAAAACCAAGCTTCAACATGCAACCTGCCCTATAAATAAATGGTAAGATCTTAATAGATCCTAGGGTATAATTGGGAAAGAGGTATACGTAAATGGCAACAAACTTTCCAGAGGAGCTAGACTCCTTTTTAAATCCGTTATCCACGGATTCAGTTGCCATTGTCTCTCACGCCGCCCAACACTCAGATGTAAATGACGCTATAGAGGCACTGCAGGCCAAATTAGGCGCAAACAACTCTACAGACACATCTTCCATAGACTATAGGATAAAAGCTCTTGAGGATCAGCCATTTGACTCAGAGGCTGTAAGGGATGCAGTTGATTTAGCATTAGTTGCTGGATCAGGAATAACAAAAGTTTATGATGATGTATTAGATACTTTAACTTTGTCTATTGATACATCAGTAATTCAATCTCGTGTAGAAAATGTTACCGATACAGAAATTGGATATCTTGATGGAGTTACCTCTTCGGTCCAGACACAGATAAATGCTAAGTTAGATTCTTCAACAGCATCTTTAACATATGCCCCAATTGTCTCACCGACATTCACGGGTACAGTCGGCGGAATTACAAAAAGCATGGTTGGGCTTGAAAATGTAGACAATACAACAGATGCACTTAAGCCAGTGTCAACTGCAACACAGAATGCGCTTGATCTTAAAGCATCACTTGCTTCACCAGCCCTAACTGGAATTCCAACTGCCCCAACTGCAGTAATTAACACAAATACTACTCAGGTTGCAACTACAGAGTTTGTTCAGTCTGCAGCAACCGCTGCCGTTACTTCTTCAAATGAATACACAGATTTTGCTGTATCCAGTTTAGGAAATAATCTTCCAAATATATATGTTCCTATTTCTTCAGTAGGAAGCATAGATGGAGTCGCATCGCTTGGCCCAGATGGTAAAGTTCCATCCTCGGAATTAAATATAACAGAAACAATTCAAGATGTTGCTGCAGAAATGATAACTGGGGCAACCCATACAAACATATCTGTATCTTATGACGACAATACTGGAAAATTAAGTTTTACTGCATCAGGCGGAGGATCTTCTTTAACCCAGGAAGAAGTACAAGATTTTGTAGCACCTCTTTTAAATCATGCTTTTCACTCAAATATTACTGCAACATATGATGATGCAAACAATAGAATAGTTCTTCAAGGAAATTCAGGCAGCGGCGGTGGAGCCTCAGTAATAATTTCTCCAACCCCACCCAATACACCAGGACTCGGAGACATATGGTTAGATTCAGACAATGGTAAGACATATATTTGGGACGGAGCCTACTGGATAGAAGTTGGAGGAAGCAGTTCACAAGCAGTAGCTGCTGTAAATTCTATTCCACCAAGTAGTCCAGTGCTTGGATCAATTTGGATGAATTCTTCAACTGCAAAAACTTATATTTATGACGGATCCTTCTGGGCTCAGATATAATGTGTGATAAAATTAGAACATATAAATTAAAGGAGCAAAGATGCCATCTTCTTTAGGATTTCCCTCAAACCCAACTATAGGACAAGAATATGTCATATCTGGAAAGACCTATGTCTGGGATGGCACAGTTTGGAATTCTATTTCAACTGGTGGCGCAACTTTAACACAAGAAGATGTTCAAGATTATGCAGCCCCACTTTTAAATCACTCAAATCACACTAACATTACAGCATCATATGACGATGCAAATAACCAGGTCCTTCTTGCAGGATCAGCTACACTTACAACAGAGCAGGCTCAGGATGCAGTTGCACCACTTTTAGCACACTCTAGCCACACAGGAATAACAGCATCATACAATGATGCACAGAATAGAATTATATTGGCTTCAACTGGCGGCGGCGGGGGCGGAACAGATATAGGACTTTTAATAGCCCTGTCATAATAAAGAATAGGATATAATAACAATATGGCTAATTTTAGTAACGCTAAAGCAAATTTAGTAGGAACAACACCAGTCACACTAGTTGATGCCGATGTTGCTACAGTAATTTCTGGATGCTCAGTTGCTAATAGACATGGTTCCACAACATCTGTATCTCTTTATGTTGAAAATAGTTTAGAAATTTATTATATAACAAAAAATAGACCAATAGATAGTGGACACAATTTTGAAGCAATTTCAGGAAATAAAATATTTTTACAAGCAGGCGATGTGTTAAAAGCAGTAGGCTCAACGGCAGATTCTTTTGACATAATTGTTTCAGTATTGGATGGTATCTAAAATGTACGATTATTCAAACACCCAAGAAATAGATCTAAGTTTTCAAAATAAAACTTTCTATGGCTTTAGATACAATAATGACACTGGAAAGCTAGTAATAGAAGTAATAAACGATGGGAGCCCTATCAGATTTCCCTCCGAAGGAGTAATCCGAAAGACCGACTACAAAGCTTGGTTTTGGACGAAACATACGGTACAATTTGATTGGGACACAAACCCCAAATCTAATCTTTTGATGGAGATAATATAAAATGACACAACTTATTGACCTTGGTAAAATCAGATTCTACTTTGCAGGACTATGGAGCGATTCCGCTACCTATGAGCTAAATGACGTAGTTAAGTACGGCGGTAACGTATACGTATATACATATGCACTTTCATCTACTGGGAATCTTCCAACAAATGACAATTACTGGTCATTAATGATTGAGGGTCTAAAGTTTACTGGTGTATACAGTCCATCTGTAGAATACAAGGTTGGAGACGGTGTTGCACACGGCGGTAAGGTTTATATCTCTGTCAAAACTGGTTCAGGTCAAACGCCACCAAATGCACAGTATTGGTCACAGTTTGCAGACGGAATTCAATACGAAGGTGCATTTTTAGATACAAGAAATTATCAAAAGAATGACGTTGTAACATACGGCGGATCTGTATATATTGCTAAGCAAGACGGAGTAGGAAACCTTCCTACCGTAACAGCATTTTGGGATGAGTTTGTATCAGGTGTTGATGCGACTGGTGTATGGAATCAAGCAACACAATATAAGCCAAATCAGTTAGTTGCATATGGCGCAAGAGTTTATATCTCTAATACAAATAACGTAAATAAAGTTCCTTCAACAAATGTTTCTGATTGGACAGTGTTTGTTGATGGCGTTCGTGCAATGGGAACCTATAACTCAGCAACACAGTATCACATTAACGATATTATCGTATATGGTTCTACAATTTATATTGCAAAGGTAGACACATTAGGAAACACTCCAAGTGATACAACATATTGGAATGTTCTTACTTCTGGATTTAGCTATAAGGGAAATTGGGCAGCATCAAATGAATACTTGGCAGGAGATGTTGTAAACTGGGGCGGAAGCACTTATTTAACAAACTCTTTCCATTCCTCATCAGCAGATTTTGCAACAGACCTTGATGGCGGAAAATGGACAAAGTACAACTCAGGAATTAGATACCGTGGAGCATGGGCGGCAGCAACACTTTATATAGAAGGAGATGTTATCTCCGATGGAGAAAACGCAAGAATTGCTATAGAAGATCACACATCTGGACCGTTCTTAGTAGACGACGAAGAGTACTGGGATGTTTTAGCAAAGGGCGCAACTGGATTACTTCCAGCTCAAGGCGGACGTGCAGGATATGTACTTACAACAGATGGATCAGTTGCAACATTTGAAAGAGATGTAACAAATCTATACTTTGGAGATGGTGCACGTACATTTATTGAAGGAGATGCGGCACTAACAGATGTAGCATCAGCAGCAGCATGGGATACAGATGACTTTGCACAATCAGCATTAATTAATAATGGAGATGGAGCTGCAACATCTGCAGACTTTATTGCATACACAACAGGTTCAACAAATACTGCAGGATTTGCAGACTTAGGATTTACTGGACCAAATTTTGAATCAGCAGAGTTTGGAGTAACTGGGCCATCAGATGCATACGTATTTGGTACAGCTCAAGATAAAGTAGTTAAAACTATTTCAGCAAGAAGCTTAACGTCAAACGTAGCCACAATTACAACGAATTCCGCACACGGATTCTCTATTGGTAAAACAGTAGACATTGTTGGCATAAACGCAACATTTAATGGAAGATATGTAATTTTAGCAACACCAACTACAACAACATTTACATACGCAAAAACAGCAGCAAATGTAGCATCAGCAGCTACCACAGGCACAGCAACAATGTATATTGGTGCAGGTAACCTAGTTTTAGCAACTGGAGATACTGGATATAGTAATAATATTGTATTTGCCGCAGGCGGTTTTGCTTCTGGTAACGAACAGATGATTATTATTCCAGATGAGAGAGTTCATATTGAAATTCCTACACAATCTACATCAGCGACAACTGGTGCACTTACAGTCGTAGGTGGAGTCGGCGTTACTGGCGATATGAACATTGCTGGAGACCTATCAGTGCTTGGAAACGTAGATCTACAAGGAGTTACAAAACTTCCTGTAGGCGCAGGCGCAACAGCATTTGAAACATCAGCAGCATTAACAGACGCAGTTGTAATTGCAGCTGGAAACTCTGATACATACGTACAAAATGCATTAGTTAACCTTGGAGATGGAACATCTTCTTCTGCAGACTATATTGCATATGCTCTTGAGGGCGATAACACACACGGCTGGGTTGATATGGGTATTACAAATCTCTCATTCGATGATCCAACATACGGTGTAACTGGACCTCACGATGGATACATCTTTATGTCAGCCCCAGAAGGAACAACTGGAGCGGGTAACCTTGTAATCGCAACAGATAACACTGGTACAGAGAACAAGATTGTATTCGCAGCTGGCGGACTTGGAACAGGTAATGAGCAGATGTCTATTACTCCAAACCAAAATGTCCATATTGAAATTGCAACACCTTCAACAAACGCCACAAATGGCGCATTAACAGTAGTTGGTGGCGTTGGTATTACTGGAGACATGTCATTCGACGGACTCCTAAGAACAAAGGGAACCATCTTTATCGGTGATGGCGCAGAAGCATTTGAGTCTGACGCAGACCTTACAAATGCTAAATTTGTAGCAGAACTTGCAGGCGGTCCATATGCACAAATGGCAATTCACAACCCAACAGCATCTGCTTCAACAGATATGATTGTTTACGCTTCAAACGGAGACGACGTATCAGGTTGGATTGACATGGGTGTAACTGGTTCAACATTTAGCCAGGGAGCATTTGGAATTACAGGTCCAAACGATGGATATCTCTTCTACGAAGCACCAGAAAATACAACAGGTGACGGAAACCTTGTACTTGCAACAGGTGCAAATGGAGACGTAAACGCCATTATATTTGCTGCTGGAGGATTTACTTCAGGCCGTACACAGATGGCTATCTACCCAGATGTAAACGTACACGTTGATATTAATACACCTTCTACTTCACCTTCAACTGGAGCATTCACCGTTATTGGTGGTGTTGGTATCCAAGGAGATATGAACGTAGCTGGTGATGTAAACATTGCTGGACAAATTACATTCGGTGGTTCAGGAACAGTTGTTGAGACTGAAAACCTAGCAGTTGTAGATCCAATGATCTTCGTTGCTAATGGCCAAACATCTGGAGATAACGTAGACTTTGCTTTCCTAGGTCAGTCACGAAGCATTCGTCCTTCATTAGTATTTGGTCCTTATACCACTACGAATAAGTCGCTTACTTCAAACGTAGCAACTCTTTCAACTGGTAACACCGCACACTCATTCGAGGTAGGGGATACAGTAGTAGTAACAGGAGTAGATACTCTAACTACATACTCAACATTCTTCCCAATTGTAAGAAAAAGAGAGACAATTCCTCTAACAACTAATTACGATAAGAACATTGTGTTGGTATCAAGAGATGCTGCTAACGTAGCAACAATAACCGTAGACGCAGTACATGACTATTTAGTCGGAGAGTCAGTAACTATCTCTGGAGCAGATACTGGTTATAACGGCACATTTACCATTACTGCAGTATCAAGCAATGGATTTAGTTTTGCAAATACTGGTAACCCAGACTTTGCAAATGTCTCTGCAGGAACCACACGGGTTTCTAGAACAACTACTCTTGATTATGTAACTCTAACAACATCAGAGGCACATGATTTCCTAGCTGGAGAATCTGTAGTCGTATCTAACGTTAACTCATTGATGAATGGAACATTTACAATTTATGATGTGCCTTCAGCAACAACATTCAGATACATACAGGCTGGCGCAACACAGACCCCTACATCATCAGGTGGATCTGTTCAGGTAGCTAGAACAGTAGGCACAACATTTAACGGAACTCACGTAATTACAGCGGTTCCTACAACAAAATCTTTCTCATTTGCAAAAACAGCAAATAACGTAGTATCTTCACCAACAAGTAAGACATTTACTAACTACGTAACATCCTGGGCAATTACAGGCGGAGTTGCAACAGTTATTTTAACAAATCCACCACAAGAGACAGTTGGAGATTCATGCGTTATTCAAGACGTAGATCCTCTTATCAACGACACCCTTATGGTTACAGCAAGATCAACATCAGTTCCTTATAGCCTATCATTTGAGGTTCCACAGGATGATGTTCCTTCTACAACACTTGTTACAACAACAACCAAAACCGTAACAAGCAGAAATAGAACTTCAAACGTATCAACACTTACACTTTCAACAAATCATGACTACATTGTTGGTCAGCAGATTGTTGTAACTGGAGTTTCAGCATCATTTAACGGAACATTTATTGTAACAGCAATACCTGCTGCAAATAAAGTCTCTTATGCTCAAACAGCAACTACAATTAACGAAACTTCCTCAACAGGTACAATTACAACATCAAAGCCAAACCCAGGAACAACAACACTTGTCCTTGGAAGCCAAGGCTCAGCTACAGTATCTAGTCCGTACCGTGGATCATACACAGGTCTTTCAAGAGATCACCTAACAGGTCACTGGTGGTTGTTCTCAGGTGTTGAAACAAAGCCAACATCAACAATTGACTTTACTACAGTAACTACAAACGATCTACATATCAGAGATTTGTATACAACTGGTGGAGACATTTATTCATCAGCAACTACAATGAATCTTCTAAATGAAACAGTAGATGTACTTAATATTGGTGGAGCGGCATCTTCTGTTAATATTGGTGCTGGTACAGGAACACTTACAATTAAGAACCCAACTGTAGTTGGCACTATGCTAACACAAAACTTGTGGAATACAACAGCTACTACTCTAAACTTTGCTGGCGCAGCAACTACGCTAAATGTTGCAAATGATGCAACAGCAGCACAAACAGTCAATATGTTTACCGCCTCAACTGGAGCATCTACATACAACGTAGCAACTGGAGTTACAGCCTCTGGTTCAACAAGAACAATTAACGTAGGTACAAATGGAGCATCTGGCTCAACTACTAACGTAACAATTGGTTCGGCTACACCTCAGAATGCTACACTCACAGAAAACTTTGCTACAGTTAACATCGGTGCATCTGTTACAACAGCATCTACATATAACGTAGGCACTGGAGCAACAGCAAGCGGTGTAACAAAGACAGTAAATATTGGTACAAATGGTGTATCAGGCTCAACAACAAATGTTACGATTGGTGCAGCAGCATCAACATCAACTGGCACCATATCGCTAAATGCAAATACAGTAACACTAACTGGCGGAACTACAGTTCAGGTATCACAAGATCCTACGGCTGGAGTAGACTTAGCAGTTGCAACAAAGAGATATGTTGATCAAAGACCAACAATTATCAGTACAGCTACTACGCTAGTTGCAAGAGGAAACCTAAGAACAAGCGGGGTACAAAGCTCAGGAAACTACTTTGTAATTCCAGCATCAGGATTAACTCTGACATTACCTGCATCACCAGTACTTGGAGATGAAGTAGTAATTACAGATATTGCTGGTACAGCATTTAATACACCAGTAAATATTGCCCGAAATGGATCGCTAATCCAGGGCTTAGCAGAAGATATGCCGTTTAATATAAACAATGCTTCTGTTAGATTAGTATTTAGCAATACAACTTACGGATGGAGAATCATAGCATAATGGCAACGTTAACCACACTACTAAATAATACAACTGGAGGCATTACCCCACCAGGATCTGTAGTAGCCTTCTCAAATACAGCAGCTCCTACAGGATACGTAAAATGCAACGGCGCAGCACTAAGTCGCACACTTTATGCCGATCTATTTGCTGCTATCGGATCAACATTTGGCGGCGGAGATGGATCAACAACATTTAACGTACCAGACCTTCGTGGAGAGTTTATTCGTGGATGGGATGATGGAAGAGGGCAGGACTCAGGAAGATCGTTCGGCTCATATCAGGCAGACGATTTTGCCTCACACGATCACTCTATTCAGGTATGGTATATTTATGGTTGGGGGCAGGGTGAATGTCCAGCAGCCACACACTTTGGATGGGGTGGTGCTCAAACTAGAGACGAACCAATTCAAAACCGTGGTGGAGCTGATACCAGACCTAAAAACAAAGCTCTTCTTTATTGCATTAAATTCTAATATTAGTATTTAATTTTAAGTATTAAGGAAAATAAATGAAAGTTTATACATATAATCCAGTAACTGGAGAACTAGTTGGTATCTCCGAAGCAGACGAATCTCCATTAGAACCTGGTAATTTTTTAATGCCAGCATATTCTACAGAGTTAGAGCCACCAGCTTTTAATCCACAATCTGAAATTGTGTATTTTGATAAAGATGAAAAGGTATGGAGAAAGCAGGATTTAGATTCTGAACCTCCAGTTCCACTTATATCAGATAAAGATGTAGAATATTTAAAAGATGAATTAATTTTAATGAAAAAAAATAAGTCTGAAATTTTAGAAAAACTTGGTTTATCAGAAAAAGAAATAGATATACTTCTTGTAAGCCTTCCAAGTGAAGATAAACTTAATGAATTAGTTGGCCAACCTATGCCAGAAGAAGGTTTGCCATCACTATTGCATCCAGAAGACAAATAGTATGGAAACTGGAAATTATTTAAGCCCAAGGCTCGTTGCCCTGGCCAAAGATAGTTCTTTAAAAGTATTCCTTGATTCTTGGGATACACATATGACTTTTAAAGAAATAAAAGAGTATTTGTCTTTAAATCTAAACAACAACGATAAGATAATTATAAATAAAAATTTTATTAATATTCCTAAAGAAGAATTATGTAAAAGAATTGATTTTTCATATTCTATATTTACTAATTTAATAATGGATACCTTAAGATTTCTGGGCAGGCCTAATGATGGCACAGATATAGAGTGGAACCAACCTCATAGCCATTGACTTAAATAGCTACTATTTGGTATAATCAATATATGAAAACCGTGTATTGGTCAAAGTATAATGTTTATTCAATGGACTCTAATGACTTCCTTTTGGATTTAGAGCCAAAACAGTTATATAAGAAAGCAAAAAGTATTTTTGATGCGGAAAATAAATCTGCCGACTGGCTTGACTGCCCATCTTGTATAGACCTGCTTTCAAATACATATTCAATAAACAGCCCTGTTGATTTATCATTCTCAATGAAAACTGATAATACTGTATATTCTGAAAAACCACACTCCATGAATATGGTTAATTTTAGAAAATTTAATAAAGATTATTCTGTAATGGATTTCCTTTTTACATTACATTTATTTTCAGAAGAAAATTTAGAGGTTTCTGTAACCCCAACATTTTTTAACTCTGATAAAAATTACTTTTTAATACCTGGTAAGTTTAATATATCAAAGTGGTTTAGACCAATAAATCCATCCTTTATGTTTTTAAATTCAGAATATGATGTTAATATAAAAAATGGTGATCCTATAATGAATTTATCTTTTAATACAGATGAAAAGATAATTTTTAAAGAGTTTTATTTTACAGAAACATTAAAGGAGATTACAAAGGAATCAGTTGGACATAAGCAGTTTAGTAAGAGAAATAGTTTAAATTCACTATATTTTAAATTTCAAAATCAAAAAGTAAATAAAGTTGTGCTTAAAGAAATAAAGAGGTCATTAGTATGAAAGAAATTAAAAGTATAGTTATAGTTGGTGGCGGATCTTCTGGCTGGATGACAGCTGCTACTATGGCTAAAGTTTTCCCTGAAAAAAATATTACTATAATTGATAGCAGTAATCTTTCAACCATTGGTGTTGGCGAGAGCACACTTGGGAGTATAAACGATTGGCTTGCAGTACTAGGAATTAAAAAAGAAGATTTTATGAAACAATGTGATGCTTCTTATAAATTAAGTATAAAGTTTAAAAACTTTTATGATGGTAAAGACGAAGGGTTTCACTACCCGTTTGGACAACCTATATTTGAAACAAATAATGATTTAGGGTCTCCAGAAGAATGGCAGATAGCAAAATCTTTAGATTCATCTATATCTGTAGATGACTATGTTAATACATTTTATCCATCTTCTGTTTTAATAAATAAAAATAAATATAGCGATAATCTATTTAATAAGTTAGAAAATTTTAATCCTAGAAGAGACTCCGCTGTGCATTTTGACGCTACTAAATTTGCAGAGTGGCTGAAAAGAGAAGTGTGTATTCCAAACGGAGTGGTTTTAAAAGACAATATAGTTGAAGATATTCAGACAAACGATAATGGAATTGACTATTTAATTCTAGATGATGGAAGCAAAATTTATGCAGATCTTTTTATAGATTGTACTGGTTTTAAAAATATACTATCTAAATCAATTGGAAATATTAACTTCATAGACTATTCAGATATTATTCCAAACAACAAGGCTTGGGCCGCAAGAGTTCCGTACTATGATAAAGAAGCTGAATTAGAGCCATATACAACATGTACCGCCATCAATAATGGATGGTGTTGGAATATCCCGTTATGGTCAAGGATTGGATCTGGATATGTATACAGTGATAAGTTTGTTTCTAAGGAAGAGGCTCTAGATGAGTTTAAACAATATCTACGTAATAAATTTCCAAACTCTAATACAGATGACCTAGAGTTTAAAGATATATCTTTTAGAGTGGGAATACACGAAAAGACCTGGCATAAAAATGTATTAATGATAGGCTTATCTGCTGGCTTTATAGAACCTTTAGAAAGCAATGGGCTATTTACTGTTCATGAGTTTTTAATGAAATTATGCTCAACATTAGAGCGTGAAAAAATTTCTCAATGGGATATAGACGCATATAATGCATCAACATTTATGCAGTTTAATGACTTTGCAACATTTGTTTCTATGCACTATGCATTATCTGTAAGAGATGATACCCAGTATTGGAAAGCAATAAATAATAAAACATTTTTCCCACAAATAATCAACCACGAATTTACTAATAGGGTTGCCCCTATAGATTTAATTGTAAGAAAATTTAATACAAATACTTGGGGTTCCGTGGGTTATGTTGGAGGAGGTTCGAAAGGGCTTCATTGTGTTGCAACTGGAATGAACTATAGTATATTCCCATCTAGCTACTTATATTTAAAATATAGAGATATTAATTTAAATGATAGCATAGAAGAGTTAAAAGAAAAATGGAATAGTAATAAAAATAAGTGGAATGCCATAGCAGATGCTGAGCCAAGTTTGTTTCAGTACTTGAGTGTTAGGATGTATAATGTTTAAAAAGAATAAAATAAAGTTTGCTATACCAGAATTTGAATATGCTAATAAGCCAACACCAGCAAAACAGCAAATTCCAGAATGGTATAGAGATGCAGATAGATTTATTGGTAATAATGGAAAGATAAAGGTTACAAATGCTCAAGGCAATCATGGCTTAAAATTGTGCACACCTTTTCTAGATGCAATGACTGCTGGGTACACTGCAAATTTATGGATAGACATACTTGTAGAACAAACCCCACTTGGTCCAAAGCTAGGTTGGAGATCTGGCCCAGATCCAGCAGAAAGAAGAGAAAAAATGAATAAAACGCTTCCAACACCAGCAGGTCATTACGACATTCATTTTGCATGGAAAGATATTATGCACACGCAAACTCCTCCAGGATATAGCTCTCTTATTGTTCATCCATTAAATAGATATGATCTTCCATTTACTACTTTAGCTGGTGTTGTTGACACAGACATGACTATGGCACGAGGCAATCTTCCTTTCTTTTTAAAAGAAGGCTTTGAAGGAATTATTCCAGCTGGAACTCCGATGTTTCAAATAATTCCATTTAAAAGAGAAAATTGGGAAATGGAGATGGATGATTCAATAATTAAAATTGGTCTTGAAAATGAATTCTTAACCAAAAAGAGTGCGTATGGCTGGTATAAAAATAATAAATGGCATAGGAAATCATATGAATAATATTGTAGTCGTTGGCGGTGGCGCAGCTGGATGGATGACCGCAATATATTCTAAGCATTTGTACCCAGAGTCAAATGTGACGGTTGTGGCAAGCGAAGAGATTGGAATCCTTGGCGCTGGAGAAAGTACAACCCCAATGTTTATAGATTTTTTAGATATTGTAGAAATTCCATTCTATGATTTAATTAAAAATTGTGGTGCTACGATAAAGACTGCTGCTAGATTTACTGGGTGGAATAAAGATTTTACATATTATTATAACTCATTTTCTGGAGAAGAAGAATTAGCAATATCACACCTAAACAGGTTTATAGATAAAAAAATTCAATATAATTCACGAGCGATGGTGTACTCTATTGGAAAAAATGAAAAGCAGGCACAGTTTGATTTAAATTCAGCTTTATCAGAAAAAAATAAAATGCCGTTTTCAAAAAATGAAACAAGGATTGCTCATTTTTCTTTAAATTTTGATGCTCGACTTGCAGCAGATTATTTTAAAAAAATTGCAACAGAGCAAAGGGGCATATCGTATATAAATGATGAGGTGGTGTCTTTTAATGCAAACGAGAATGGCAATATTACGGTTATTAATTGTAAGGATAATATAATAGATGCAGACTTTATTTTCGATTGCAGTGGCTTTAAGAGGTTGTTAATTGGAAAACACTACGGCTCTGAGTGGAAGAGTTATAATGAAAACCTTCCAGCAGACAAAGCCTTTCCATTTTTCCTTTCCCACGAGCAAGTAGGCCAGGGCGTTGTTCCATATACAAATGCCATAGCAATGAAATATGGATGGATGTGGGTGACCCCACTACAACATAGATATGGATGCGGATATGTATTTGACTCATCTTACATTACAGTTGAAGACGCTAAAAAAGAAGTAGAGCAATACTTTGGGTTCGAGGTTAACCCTCCAAAGCCTGGACTATTTTTTGAATTTAATCCTGGAATGTATAAAAATATATGGATTAAAAATTGTATGGCCATGGGCTTGTCTGCAGGATTTATTGAGCCAATGGAGGCAACAGCTATATTGTCTCAGCTAAGTAATTTAAAAAGGCTTCCAAAGAATTTAGAAGATTTGATAAATGCTGGCCAGGAAGAGAAAGATTCCTTTAATCATCTTTACTCCTTAGATCAAGAAGAAATATTAAACTTTATATACCTTCACTACATTACTGATCGTGAGGACACAGATTTTTGGAAATATTTTACGGAAAATAATAAAATGACCCCTTGGCTAGAAAAAATCATGGAAAAAAATAAAACCAGTATGCTTGAGTACGACGACTTTGCAGATACAAAAATATTTGCCTTAGAAAACTACTTGTTTGTAATGCAGGGTAATGGTATACTAAATACTAGCCCTTACCTAAAAGAGTTTAGCAATACATATTCTCAAGAAGAGAATAAAAATTATGAGCTGTTCAAGGTAAAGGTTAATCTTTCGTTACAAAATTCTGCCGACTGGCATGATTTTTTAAATATGATAGAAAGCAGAAATGTTAAAATTTAATGATTTTAAAATAGTTAGCAAAAGATTTTTTGAAAAGCCCTACTGGAATAAAGTAAATACAATAGAGGCCCTATCTTTTGGCACAAAAATTGCCATCATATTCCCTGGGCTACTTTTTGGGATTCAATTTTGGTGGCTATTTGTTTTTGCCTTACTTTCTAGTACGGCATTGATAGTTACATCAACAATTAAAACGCTGCCAACAATTATATGGTTTAATATATGCTGGTGTATTTTGGCAACGGCCTCAATACTTAAACACTTTGGAGTAATTCTATAATGTCATTTTTTTCATCGCTTAAAAGCGCAACGAGCATAGTAAATATTTTTCAAGAAAATCCTAAAAAATATATGCCTTCGCTTACCTTGGCAGAAGAGGTGTTGAGAGAGCCCTCAACTTTAGACCCAGTCACTAGAGAAGTTCTAGCATCTTATGTCTCTAAGCTTAACAGCTGTGAGTATTGTTGGGGTTCACATAGAGAGTTTGCATTATCTTTAGGTTATTCAGAAAACGATATGGACTTGGTTCTATCTGGCGAGACAAGCGATTTAAAGCTTGCTGCATTGATGGAATATGTTAAAAAGTTAACGCTATCCCCATCAGAGATAACAGAATCAGATTTTGCGGATGTTATTAATTCTGGAGTTTCAGAAGAAGAGCTTAAAGATGCAGTAGCAGTATGCGCTGCATTTAATTATTACAATAGAATTGTTTTTGGACATGGACTAAAAGCAAATGAAGAAACTTGGAAACCAGCGGCGGAAATGATTAGCCGTCACGGATATGATAGAAGGAGATAAAATGACAGAAAATATGGAAAACACAGAGGATATTACTCCTCAAGAAGAAACACCAGCAGATGCTCCACAAAAAGTAGAGACTCTATTCTTTGTTTCTAAGGAGTTGGACGGAACATTCCGTGTAATTACCGATGTGTCTACAAAGCTTGAAATTCAAAGAAAGGCTAACTTGCTAGACATTAGAACTGCCGCAAAAGATATCTCTAGCGCCATTTCAACAAAGGAAACAGCAGAAATGGTAGTTGCTCTTTTGAAGCAGGCAGACAAGCCATCTGACAGCTAATACGGTATAATATAAAATATGTCGTATCAGTTAAAGGTTATCCAGGACTATCCAGTTGGCCTATGGCCACTGGATGAGTCTTCGGGTACCACTGCCCTAGACATTTCTGGATGCTCGAACAATGGATCCTATACGGGTGGCGTTACAACAGGATTAATACCACTTGTTTCAGGCGGAGCAAATGGATCCCTTATAACAAACACTAAATATATAACATTACCTGTGACTAAAGATTATTATGGATCTACCGCCGATGGTGGATTTGCTGATGTAAACTCTTCAGACAATGCGTTCTCATTGGAGATATGGGTTTACCCTAAAATTACAACAAATAGTCTAACAACTTTATTTGCCGACTCAGCAACAAACGTAGGACTTTTCTATGAAAAAGGAAACATAGTATTTAAACTTGAGGCGGAAAGACTTGATTATACTTTACCTAATATTGGCCAGTCTCATCATATTGTAGCCACATACTCTATTACAGAAATGTCATTATACGTAAACGGTAAATTTGCAGCAAGCAAGCCTTTAACTAATTACAAGTTTACTAACGAAACAATTACATTAAAATTAGGACCAACAGAAAATTCAGCAGATTCATTTATTGCAGATGCCCCCGCCGTATATAGATACGCTCTGGGGCTAGATAGAATCATAGAGCACTACGAATATTCTGGGACAACTTCCCCACTTCAAGTTTCATACCCAGACGGTGGAACATTATTTGAAATATATGATGATAGCGTAAGCAAGCAATTTAATTTTGCCTATCCAGCTAACCGCCCCCTAGAATATTTTGCTACAGAAGATTTGTCTTATAATACAGAAGAGGAGTGTCTAGAGATTAAGAAAACGGCCTCTGCAGCCCCTATGAGCGTAGTTGTAACAGACGCGATAGCAATTCCTTCAGGATTCGATCTAGACGCCTCTAAGATAGAGTGGAGCGGCGATAACGGGGTATCTGTAAGAACCTCTACAGATGGAACTACATGGGAAGCATGTGTTAATGGAAAAGCAATCCCTCAATTTAAATTAGGATCATTTAGTTCTGAAAGAACCCTTTATCTTGAGATAACATTTGGCTCATCTGATACAACTAAATTCCTTCCAAGACTATACAGCCTTCTAATGTGCTTTTATAAAGATCAAGTTTTATACTCCCCAAGCAACCCAGATTATATTTATACAATAGAAGGAACCTCTGGATTTGCCTCAAAGGATATTACGCTAGGAAGAATTAAATATCCTATTTTGTCCCGCCAAAAACTAAATGGGCTGACAACGGCAGATGGGGCGGGATTTAAAATTAATACCGCAGAATCAATTAGAACAATAGAGTTTTTCTTAACCCTATCAGACCTTACCTCAAATTCTATTCTGTCAAGCACAGCAAATGGAGATTTTGTAGCAGCAAGATATTCATGGGCAACAAATGGAACTATTACTAAATCTAATATATCCGCTATTTATGTTAATGGGGTAGATAAGACATCTCAAACAAATGTCAGTTCAGTCTTTACTTCAAATGAGCTTTACCATGTGTTGATGGTAACAAGTGGGCCAATCACGGGAACAATCCTATTTAATCACGCATCAACAGGTGGTCCTTCTAGCCTTTATCAGTATATCTCTTATTACCCATCCAGCTTTAATTCTCAATTGGCTTTGTCTCACTACAACATGCACATAGGCAGATCTGCCTCAATAGCAGATGATTCGTCCATGACCCTGACAGAAAACTCAGTAGACTTCTACGATAATGACTGGATTGTGTTGCAAAATATTTAAATTTGTCCAACCTTGTGACAAAAAGCTGGACTTATGCAGGAAGTAATGGTAAAATAAATTACTATGGATATTAACCGTATAAATACCAAAATCCTTGAAGAAGAAACAACTCTTGGGATATATGTTTGGGAAATGCCTGACGGCAGATGGATTGGGGACGACGATGGCAACTTTCTTTCGATCACGTCCAAAAAAGGAAATAGATCCAAAGTCGATGCTCTGGCTAGAGAAGTTCGCTCATACGGTATTTATGAAGGCGGGCCTAAGTTTCTTTCTGGAAGAAGGAAGATTGACGATGAGGAATTCCAGCACCAAAAACAAAGACTTGACTGGGGATTAGTTCCAGACCCACTAGATATTGGAAACTATAAAGACGAAATGAAAAAGTTGAGGGGTATAAAATGACCGTAGAATTTGTTGACGATGATAACTCAGATAATGTAATTAATATTTCAAACACAGCGGACTGGTTCTCTTTACCAAAAGACCAAGTAAGCAATGATCCATTTGCTGCTGGCATAGATGAATTAAAAAAAGTTAGAGGGCTAGGCTCCTCATTTAAACGCAAGGTAAGCAGAGAATTTTCTAAAGCATTTACTGGCGCAGAAGGAACGGGAACACAGCAAAACCTACTAGCACAAGCTATTACAGGATATGCTATGTTCGACTTAGTAGAGCCAACATATAATCTTGAATACCTTTCAGTAGTATATGAAACATCAACATATAACTATGCAGCAATTAATGCAAAGGTTGCTAACATAGTTGGCCTAGGGTATGACTTTGTAGAAACAAAGAAAACAAATGATGCTCTTGATGCCCTTACGGATGATAAGTCTCTTGAAAGAGCACGTAGAAAAATCAGCAAGTTGCGACAGGATATCCACGCATGGCTAGATACAACAAATGAGGAAGATACCTTTACTCAGACTTTAATTAAAACTTACACAGATTTAGAAGCAACAGGAAATGGCTATATTGAAATAGGCAGAACCACTGGTGGAAACATTGGATACATCGGTCACATCCCATCAAAGACAATGCGTGTACGTAGACTAAGAGATGGCTTTATTCAATTGCTATACGGCAAGGCTGTTTACTTCAATAACTTCGGAGATACAGAAACAGAGAATCCAATTGCTGGGCAAGAAGATCGCCCAAATGAAATTATCCATTTAAAGAAGTACACCCCTATGAATAACTACTACGGCATTCCAGACATTATTGCCGCACAGGTAGCCCTTGCTGGAAATGAATTATCTGGCAGATACAACTTAGATTACTTTGAAAACAAGGCGGTCCCAAGATATATTATTACAGTAAAGGGAGCAAAGCTTTCTCCAGAGTCAGAGAGAAAATTGCTTGAATTTTTCCAGGTAGGATTAAAGGGAAAGAATCACAGATCCCTATATATCCCACTTCCAGGAGATACCCCAGACTCAAAGACAGAATTTAAAATGGAACCAGTGGAGGCAAATCCACAGGAATCTTCATTTAATGTTTATCGCAAATCAAATAGAGATGAAATCCTATTGGCCCACCGTGTCCCAATTAATAAAATTGGAACCCCAGAGGGAGTTAATTTAGCGGTAGCCCGTGATGCAGATAAAACATTTAAAGAGCAGGTTTGCCGTCCAGCCCAAATGATTTTAGAGAAAAAAGTAAATAAAATATTTGAAGAAAAGACGGATGCCTTGAGTCTTAAATTTAATGAATTGACTTTAACTGATGAAGATACTCAGTCTAAAATTGATGAAAGATATTTAAGAATGCAGGTAATTACCCCTAATGAAGTTAGAATTAGAAAAGGCATGATTCCTCTAGATGGAGGAGATAATGTCATTGAACTTAAGGGCCCAGCAAAAGCCGAGCAGACAGCGGTGGCTGGAAATACCCGACAAAGATCTCAAGATCGCCAAGCAAATACCCCAGATATTTCTGGAGAGGGAAGAAATGCTAAGGGCGATGGCAGACAGGTTGACTAACCCCACTCAACTGTTATTTGCCTTTTTATCTATAAGTCGCTAAAATTAAGCATATGAATATTGAAAAGTCTTTATGGACTAGCCATGGCAACGACATTAACTTGTCTGT